GGAATCCAAGGGATTACATACGTGTATGCAGGTGTTCGGGGTGGGGGTGTGGCACCGGATGCTAGAATAGCCGGGAGTGCCTGAGAGGGGATCTGTGCGTTAAGTGTTGCGTTTGTTGTTGGCAACAGCACATCCCTTTTTTTTACCGACGCTACTTCCAAGATCTTTCGATTTGTCATTCTCTTTGATGTGGTCCTTCGGCGGTATGTTTTCCTTGTTGTCCTCTTGCGTACTCCAATAGAGCGACGCCGGATAACACGGGTGGTCTTTCGACGTGTAGGGTATTTTCTTCTCCGTGAGTACGGCATCTTGGCGGGAAAGAGGGGGTGCTTGGCGGGAAAGTCGGTGAAAGCAGCAGGGGTTTTGGCGTATGTCGCACAGGCACTTCGTACCGCAAATGTCCGTGTGGGAAGGATTGTCACACATGGTGGGAATGGTGACCGTAGATGGTTGGGGTGAGGACAGGTATTTATAGGTACGTGGTGTCCCCGTCCCTGGGCTATAATATTAGTTTGCCCAGGGACTTTTTCTCAATCATGCCAAGTTTTGACCTTCATTGTCGCTATGCTCTCCTCACTTACGCTCAGTCTGGTGACCTGTCCGGTTCAGTCGTTGGAGAACGCCTATCAGAGATGGGATTTAAGTGCGTCATTGGACGAGAGAATCACGAGGATGGAGGAGTTCATCTCCATTGTTTCGTTGACTTTGGAAGGAAGAGACGGTTCAGACGAGTTGATGTCTTCGATGTGGAAGGTCGTCATCCCAACATCAGTCCTTCTAAGGGAACACCAGCAAAGGGTTATGAATACGCAATCAAAGATGGCGAAATTGTGTTCCAATCCCTCGACCCAATCGAGAGCGGAGGTGGCGGTGGGAGAACTGTTGCTGTCTGGACTCAGATTACGAACGCGAGCGATCGAGAGTCGTTTTGGGCTTTGGTACATGAGTTGGATCCCAAGAGTGCGGCTTGTAATCACACCCAATTACAGAAGTACTGTGACTGGAAGTTCGCAGTTGTGCCTCCCGTCTATGAGTCACCAGTCGGAATTAGCTTTGTCGGAGGAGATGTTGATGGAAGAGATGATTGGCTATCGCAGTCTGGTATTGGATTGGGAAGCACACCAATAGGTTAGTCATTTTCCAATGGGCGGGGCGGTTCCAAAACTCTGCTAGGGTGCCCGCAATGACTCTCGGGGGGTCCCTCCCTCCGGCGGGATCCTCCCCCTCCCTCGAGCCAAAGCTCTCATCGATTTATCTGTCTTACTAATGGTTTTAGGTAGATGTCTGTCTATCTGCATATACGGAGAGTCTAGAACTGGAAAGACTCTTTGGGCGAGATCTCTCGGTAGCCATATCTACTGTGTCGGATTGGTATCCGGCACTGAATGCATGAAGGCTACGGAAGCAGATTATGCGGTGTTCGATGACATCAGGGGTGGGATCAAGTTTTTCCCTTCATTTAAGGAGTGGTTAGGGTGTCAAGCTTACGTCACGGTGAAATGTCTTTACAGGGAACCGTCACTTGTGAAGTGGGGTAAGCCAAGTATTTGGTTATCCAATACTGACCCCCGAGATGAGATGCAAAATGCGGACATTGAGTGGATGAACAAGAATTGTGTTTTCATTGAGGTCAAAGACCCTATTTTTCGTGCCAGTATATAGTTGCTCTAGGGTCAAAAATCAAGTTACCACTTTCTGCGTCTGACCCATACCTTGCTTGAAAAAAGTCGACTACGTAATAGTCTCCCATTCCCATTTTAGATGCTGTTGAGGTTGGGAAATAAGCGGTGTCGTTGCCTGACTCAAATGAGTCATAATAGAGGGTCTTCTCCATTGGGTGGTAGCGCCTGTAGTTGCGTTGAATGCCTTCCTCGTTGCCTGAAGCTAACGATACAGTTTTGTCATATTTGATATTAACCTCCGTGTTGTCAGTCTTAGCAGTCATGACGTTGATCCAATCAGTTGTGGTGACACTGTCTTGGAACTGAGCGGGGTTTCCTTGGAACAAGAATCGATAGAGTTGGCCAAGCGCCTCTGGTGTGGATGTGTTGGGTGCCCCAGCTTGTCCGTAATAGGAAGCCAAGTCGTAAATGGGGCGGAAGATGCCATGTTCTTGGTCATACGTGTTTTTGAAATATTGAAGAGGTTCGTATTGAGCATCACCAGCTGGTGTGGGTGATGTGAAACGCTGAAAGAGCCGGTTTCCTTTGTACGTAAAACATATACGACGCCACTGCCAGGGGATGCCCCCTGTGACAGAAATGGTAATGTTCTCGGACAGGCCCTTGTAATACGGGCGTCCTGTGGTCATATTTTGGAGGGTCGTGTTCGTATTGCCAGTTGTAAGGGGTGACCTGAACGTAGGAATCCAAGGGATTACATACGTGTATGCAGGTGTTCGGGGTGGGGGTGTGGCACCGGATGCTAGAATAGCCGGGAGTGCCTGAGAGGGGATCTGTGCGTTAAGTGTTGCGTTTGTTGTTG